AGCACAAACTTTGTACTAGGTCCGTCACCAAGCGCAACTTCTGCGTACAGGTTAAATTATTTTTACAAGCCTGCGAGCATTGTTACAGCATCAACCACATGGCTAGGAACAAACGCTGATAGCGCCTTGCTTTATGGCGCCCTGATAGAAGCGTACACCTTTATGAAGGGTGATGCTGATCTTATGAACACATACAACCAGCGTTACCAAGAAGCGCTTGGGTTACTAAAAACACAGGCAGAGGGACGCATGACCGTTGATGAATACAGAGACGGTACGATTCGCGTGCCGAGGGTATAGTTGTGGCTATTACTCAGTCTATTTGCAACTCTTTTAAAAGCGAAGTTTTAAAAGCTGTACATAATTTTTCTGCTAGTGGTGGCAACACATTTAAGATTGCCCTCTACACTGACGATGCGTCACTAGGCCCATCAACAACAGTGTACACGACAACTGGCGAGGTGAGCAGTTCAGGCACTAACTATACAGCAGGTGGCAACACGCTAACAAACGTAGAGCCAACAACTTCTAACAGTATTGGTTTTACCGACTTTGCTGACACATCTTGGTCTAGTGCGTCTTTCACTGCTAGAGCCGCGCTAATTTATAACAGTACAAATGGAAACAAGGCTGTAGCGGTTCTTGATTTTGGAATCGACAGAGAGGTTTCTAGCTCGACGTTTACAGTAGAGTTTCCAGATGCCGATTCATCTAATGCAATTGTAAGGGTTAAGTAATGGCTACATACGTTAACAATCTTCGTCTAAAAGAAATTGCCACAGGTGACGAAGAGGGCACATGGGGAGCCTCAACTAACACCAACCTTGAGTTAATTGCAGATGCGTTCGGTTCTGGTACAGAGGCAATCACCACTAACGCCAACACTCATACTACGACGTTAGCAGATGGCGCTGCTGATGAAGGCCGTGCAATCTTTCTTAAGTACACGGGCGACCTAGACTCTGATTGCACAATTACAATTGGCCCCAACACGGTTAATAAACTGTGGCTTATTGAGAACGCTACTGGCGACTCAGGGTCTTCTGGGCCATACAACATTATTATCAGCCAAGGCTCTGGCGCCAACATCACTATCGGCAACGGGAAGGTTGCAGCAGTCTTTACTGATGGTGCGGGATCAGGTGCTGCGGTACTAGATGCGTTTGCTGATCTAGAGTTAATGACAAGCTTGACGGTCGGAACTGATGCAATTGTTGGCGACGACCTTACTCTCAAGTCAGACGCTGCCGTTCTTGGCTTTGGTGCAGATACAGACACGACATTGACCCATGTTGCTGACACCGGCCTCCTGCTAAACAGCACGCGCCAGCTACAGTTCAATGACTCAAGTCAGTATATCAATGCTCCGTCTGCAACAGTGCTGGACATTAATGCTACCGATGAAATTGAGCTAAATGCCACCGCAGTTGACCTAAACGGCACACTAGATGTGTCAGGCACCATTACCGTAGCTGGCAATGCTGATCTTAATGGGGATCTAGATGTAGATGGAACTACTAACCTAGACGCAGTAGACATTGACGGCGCAGTGCAAATTGACTCGACCGTTACGGTTGGTGTAGACGACACTGGGTATGACGTAAAGTTTTTTGGAGACACCGCTAGTGCATACATGCTTTGGGATACGTCTACTGACGATTTAGTTTTAGCAGGCGCTGCGGGCATTGACTTAGCAGGCGACTTAGATGTAGACGGAACCACAAATCTTGATGTCGTAGACATTGACGGCGCAGTTGATATGGCGTCTACGCTAACCTTAGCTGGTAATGCAGATTTTAATGGTGATCTAGACGTAGACGGTACAACCAACCTAGATGTAGTAGATATTGACGGTGCGGTTGATATGGCTACGACATTAACCCTTGGTGGCAACGCTGACTTTAACGGCGATTTAGATGTAGATGGGACCACCAACCTAGACAATACAGATGTAGATGGAACCTTAGTTGTAGACGGCTCCAATATTTCACTGGACTCTACATCTACACTAAACATAGATAATTCCAATACCTCAAACGGAATTACCATAGGAACCGCTACGTCAGGCGTTCCAGTCTCAATAGGTCATACCACATCAGAAGTAACGGTTAATGACAACCTCACTGTAACGGGAACACTTACGCTAGGCTCAGGAGCAGAGTTAACAGAAGCCGAGCTAGAAATGCTTGACGGCATAACCGCCGGAACTGTAGCAGCCTCTAAAGCGGTTGTGGTAGATAGTAATAAAGATATTACAGGCTTTAGAAATATTACGCTTACAGGAGAACTTGACGCTGGCTCCCTTGATGTTTCTGGAAACGCCGACATTGATGGTACGCTAGAAACAGATGCGCTGTCTATTAACGGAACCACTGTAAGCTCCACTGCGGCTGAGCTTAACATACTAGATGGTGCCACGGTTGTAGTCGGAGAAATTAATTATCTAGACCTAGGCTCAACGGCAGTTGGAACAGCTATAGCTTCTAAGGCAGTCGTTCTAGACTCAAATAAAGATTACACAGGAATAAGAAATCTTACTATTACGGGTGAACTAGATGCGGCTACATTAGATATTTCAGGCGCTATAGATGTTGAGGGTACTGCAAACTTAGATGTGGTAGACATTGATGGTGCTGTAGACATGGCGTCTACGCTACAAGTAGACGGTGCAATTACAGGGTCTAGCACCATTCAGGGAACAACGATCACGGCTACCACAGCGTTTGTGCCCGATGCGTCAGATGGCGCTGCCTTAGGTACAGCTTCATTAGAGTTTAGTGATCTGTTCTTAGCAGATGAAGCGGTAATATCATTCGGTGACGATGACGATGTAACCTTAACTCATGTTGCAGACACGGGCTTGTTGCTCAATAGCACAATGGCCTTGCAGTTTAACGATGCGTCTCAGTACATCAATGCACCTTCGGCTACCGTTCTGGATATTAACGCTACTGATGAAATTGAGCTTAACGCGACAGCCGTTGACCTAAACGGCACACTAGATGTGTCAGGGATAACAACCCTTGGTGCTCAAGTGGGGATAGGGACAACATCTCCGACCTCTTACTACACTACTGATCTAGTTATAGCAGACACGGCTTCTGGTACGAGAGCAGGGATAAGTATAGTTAACGCGAATGATGGTCAGGGCCGCATCGACTTTGCTGACGGGACATCTGGCGCGGCGCAATATCGCGGCACGATCTCTTACAGCCACGATTCCACTCCTGCAAGCGGATACATGAGGTTTGTAGCGGGGGGTTCTGAAGCGTTAAGGCTTGGAAGCAATTACGTCCTAATGGCAAACCTTCCAACTTCTGACCCCGGTGTAGCTAATAGCCTGTACAACGACTCTGGAACCTTAAAAATAAGCGCAGGCTAACATGGCACTTACATGGAAAGTTGACACAATGGAAGTAACCTATACGGAGAGTGGCTTGTCAGATGTGGTTACTTCAGTAGCGTGGAGGGCTACCGCTACAGACGGCACGTTTGTTGATCCTGATGGTGTAACAAGACCTTTGTCTGCGTCAACTGTTGGTTCAGTTCAAATCACACCTCCTGATCCAAACAACTTTACGCCTTATGCAAACATTACCGAAGCACAGGCTGTTGGGTGGGCCAAGGACGCACTTGGTAACGAAAGGGTGTCGGAGATTGAGGCACAAGCAAACACCGCTGTCGAAGAAAAGAAAACTCCTACCAGTGGCACTCCAAGACTGCCTTGGGACGAGGATGATGGAGAGTGATGTGACTACTCTAATGTCTTTACTTGCCATACCAGCCGCCGCAGGGGCCGCTTATGGTGGAGTAAAGGCGGGACTAAACGGGGCTAAGCAGTCCCTCGCTCAAATTGAACGCACCGTAAACCGTATCGGAACAAAGGTAGATACGCATGGTGAGCGTCTTGCATCGGTTGAAGCAGAGACAGCAAACATTAAAGAAAGACTTGCAAGAAGAACGGAGCACTGATGGCTATCACATATCGCGGCGAAAGGTTTAGCGGGTACAACAAGCCTAAGCGCACTCCTAAAGCAAGGAAGTCCCATGCCGTACTTGCAAAAGAAGGCGACAAGGTAAGGCTAATTCGCTTTGGTCAACAAGGTGTAAGCGGCGCAGGCAAGAATCCGCAAACCAAAAAAGGCAAGGCCCGACGCAAAAGCTTTAAGGCGCGTCATGCTAAAAACATAGCTAGAGGCAAGATGAGCGCTGCCTACTGGGCAGACAGGGTAAAGTGGTAGTATGCCTCTTCTGAAGATTGCGCCTCGCCCCGGAGTTTTTACTGACGGAACAAGGTATTCCGCAGAAGGAACTTGGTTCGACTCTGATAAAGTCAGGTTTCGTAAAGGCTTTGTAGAGAAGATAGGCGGCTGGATTAATTATACGTCAGGAAAAATATTTGGCGTTGGACGCAAAATCTTCAATTGGGCTACCGGAACTGGCGAGATTTACATTGGTGTTGGGACCAACAACAAGTTGTACGTCAACAACACCATTGGCTACTACGACATTACGCCAACAAGATCGACGGCTTCTATAAGTAGTAACCAAATAACAACGACAGACGGAAGCGGTCTTGTTGTTGTTTCGCACACCAACCACGGGGCAAAGCGTGGCGACTTTGTAACTTTTTCTAGTATTAGTGGCGCCGTAAACGGTATACCTGCTGCAACGCTAAATAC